TCGGCAGCCTCTTCTTCGAGCGGTGCCTCCGTGTCCTCGACGGCCTCCTCATCGGGAGCGGCGTCTTCGGCTTCTTCCTCCGGGGGAGAGTCCGGAAGTTCCGCAAGTGAGCGGGCCTGTTCGAGCGTCCGCATTGCCACTTGCGAATCTGTTGTGGGATAGGCGCCCATTGCCGTCGTCGTGACGTCGTAGAGCTCGCCTACCCTCGTAATGGTTCGTTCGGGCTTACCGTCTTCCGTATCGTCGTTCCACACCTGCCCATCCGCAGGAACGGTGAAGGCAAAAGACGACTGATCGATCGTCTTGTCCTCGAGGTTCATCTTCAAATCGAGCGCGTAACTCGTCGGCTTTACTCGCGACCAGAAATGCAGCCCTTTGGGATCGGTGCGAAGCTCGAGCGTCTTGTTGCGCGTCGAGGACAGCGTGTAGCGCGTGTCGTGGTCGATCAGGTGAAGAACATGAGGGTCCTTGGCCAGAACCTCATCGAACGCGCCCTTGGCAACCCTTTCGCGAAAGATGCCGAGGTCCGTCCAGGTGTTGAAGACGGCAGCGTGGCCTCTAATCGTGAAATCCTTCGAGCGTCCACCCTCGGCGTCGCGCACTTCCTCGACCTCGAAGGGGAAGGTGCGAATTTCAACATCTTCAGGCAAACGCCCCGACCCGCTGGCCGGCTTTTTGTCTGACATCTCTGCCTCCTAGGTCTTGCCGTTCGTGGCAGCGACCGGGTTGGGCGCGCCGCCTACGGGAGTGATCTGCGGAATCTGTCCGGCGCCGTCCTTGAGTGGCGGCATCCCACGCTTGGCTCTGGCTTCATCCACCAAAAGAACGCCCGACTGCACAAGCTCATGGTCGACCTGTGCCATCGAGACGGCGTCTGACTTCAAGAACTCATCGAGGAAGAACTCCGGGTAGAGCTTGGAGCCCTGACCAAAGAAGTCGGGATCGTGCAGGAAGGCGTCCTGGATGCGGGTGAGCCTCGGACCGAGCCCAAACTTGAGCCAACGCAACGCGTCCTTGTCGGGGTTGTCCGATTCCCCCTCCTCGAGCATCGACGCAGGAATGCCGTACATGCGCGCGACGTCCTCCACGGAGAACTTCTGCGACTCGACCCACTGCTGATCCTCGAGGGACAAGGGGAAGGTCTGGATGGTGGCGCCGCCGCCAAGGACACCCGTTCGGCCGCGGTTCGCCGTCCCCGCATGACGCGAGTCCCACAGGTTGCCGAACTCATCGGCCTGGTCCTTGGAGACACCCTGCGGAAACATCAGCGCGACTCCCGGTCGCGCGTCGTTGGCGAAGTGGCGGTTCTCGAACTGCTCGCGCTGGAGCTGGCCCATCAGGGACATGCGATGGACCTGGATCGGTGAGTAGCCGATATCCCCGCCGCCCATCGTGTCGCCGCGAATGTGGAGGATGTTCTCGGTAGGGATGCGCCTGGTCTCGCGCCCGTTCCACCATTCGTAGATGAGCTCGTTCGTATCTCGGTCCCTGCGGATGGTCATGTTCTCGGGGCGGAGAATCGCCATCGCGCCCAGCCTCCGCGCCCTTTGCATCCGGCTCTTGAAGATGAAGGCGTTGCCACACGACTCGAGGCCGGAGGCCAAATCCCAGAAGAAGGAAAACCTCGCGGTCTCGTCGTTCTGGTACTTGAAGAGGCCCGCCTGCCATGTGTCCGGCTTCTTTTTCTTCTTCTCGTCTTCACCCTGGAAAACGTTGATGGGCAGAGAGGCCACCGTGCCGGCGTAGAGGCGAATCGCTGCTCCGACCGCCGGAAGGCCCGTGGCGGCGCCGAGGGGAATCGCGCCGTAGCCGTCCGGGGAGGGGATGATGGACTCGGAGCCCCATTCGCCCGTGGTGCGAAGCTCACGATCACCGAATTTAGTGGCGAGAATCACGCCATGTCCTTCAGCACCTGCCGGTAGAAGACACGGTCCTTGGGAATCTCGTACTCGCCGTCGCCCTCGAGTGGCGTCCTACCGGAGCCATTCAGATGGACGCCCTTGAAGCCGTGGTAGTGCTCCACGTTCCAGCCGACCTCGATGCCCTCGAAGGAGGGCGCGTCCAGTCCACCCCTGCCGTCGTACAGGTGGTATCTCACCCGTCGCTTACGAACGAAGAGCGGCATATTGCCCCTCCGGCAGAAGTTCCTCGATGTGGTTGATCTCGCGCATCCAGTAGTACTCCTCAGCCGCGCGCATCCGTGAGGGCATCCGGTAGTTGTGGCGGTGCTCGACCTTGAAGTCCGGGAGCTCCAGCGCGGGCTCTAGCTCATTCTCGACGCCACGGAGAAACTTGGGCGGGTAGCTGTGCATGTAGAGGTAATGCGCCTTCTCGATTCGCAGCGTCGGGTTCGCGCGGAAGAGGATGCGGTGTCCGTAGAAGCCCTCCGTCATCGTCAGAGGGTTGAAGTCCGGCACGCTGACGGCTGTCGAAGGATCGGGCTGCTTCGTGTTTCGCTGGAAGAAGTAGACGCCGGCTACGTCCTCTTCGGCTTCTTCGAGTCTTCGGTGGAGGTCAGGAGGTGCAAACGCCACCTGTTCGTCGGCGTCGATTTGTAGAAGCCAGTCACACGCCTCCGTCTCTGCCAATGCGAGAGAGACGAGGTGATTCCGCTTTTCAACTTCATTTCCCCTCCATGCTGTCTTCGGCCGGTGAACTGTCACGCCGATGTTGAGAACGTGCGCCGACTCGACGATCGCGGCGACCTGCTCGGGACCGGAGCGCGGCCGGATGAGTCCTTCCGGGAAAAGCTGGTAGGCGCCGTCAACGCAGACGATGTGCTCCACGTTTGCCTTCACCAACGACGCGATGAGAGCGGAGAGCCACTGCGAGGACTCCTCGTAGAAGTTGAGCATGGCGACGAGTCTCATTTGGGCAGCCAAATCGTCTTGGGCTTCATCGAGGGTGTCGTTGTCGATTTGGCGACAAGCGGCGCAGACGGGGTGGAGGACTTGACGATCTTCACCACCGAAGCGGCATCCCCATGACGAAGTGAAAGAGCGCAATCCATGCAGGTAGGAAGGCCAAGTCGATTGCCCAGTACCACCACGGGTTCGGGTGACAGGTCACGCATTTCTTCCCAATGCGGTTGATCGCGTTGCACTCGGGACAATGGGCGAACAGCCTCACGCCGCGGCCTCCTCGAGCGTCCGCATCCACTTCCAGGTGCGCTCCATGCCCTCTTCGAGCTCTACGTGAGGCTTCCAGCCGAGCGCCTGCAGCTTCTCGGTCGAGAGGCGCTTGATCACCGTCTGCCGCGAAGGCGGGTCGACCTCTTCGATGAGGGAGTAGGGAGCACCGACGAGGTCGCAGGCCATCTTTGCGACGTCGGTCATGGGGAGGGAGTTGTCGTCGCGGCCTACGTTCCAGGCGCCTTCGGAACCGTTCTGGAGAATGAGCCGCATCCCCCGAACGGTGTCGCCGATCCAGCACCAGGAGCGCTCAGACCCTCGGTGGACCGGGATCGGCTGCCGATTCGCGGCTTGGTCGAGGAAATTGACGAGCGCGGCACGGCCACGGCCGGCCGGGAGTCCAGGGCCGTAAGGCATAGAGAGCCTAAAGACCTGTAGACCACGCGGAGCGTAGAGACGGCAGACTTCCTCTCCCCACCGTTTCGAAAGCCCGTACAGGTTGTGCGGGTCTGCTTGTCCAAGGTCTGACTCCTTCCATTCGCGTTCTGAGCCGTCGCCGTAGACCTCCGAAGTCGAGGCGTAGGCCAATCTGACGCCCCTGACTCCGCAAACCTGGGCGATGGTGGCCGTCATTCCGGCGTTGTCTGCGACCGTGATGAGCGGGTCGTCCTCCCCGAAAAGCCTTCCGACCTTGGCGGCGAGATGGACGACGACGTCGGGGCGGTGCTGCTCGAGCGAGGAAGCGAAGACGCCCGTTTCGAGCAGGTCGCCTTCGGCTCGGTCGTGGCTGTAGACGATGTGCCCGACCGAAACCAGCTCATGCGTCAAGTGCGAGCCGATGAAGCCCGCTGAGCCTGTGATCAGGATTCTCATCTAGCTGAGAGGAGGTCTTCGACGCGCCG